CACGAAATACTTTGTACTTTTTTCTGTATTCCGCTTCTTCGATAAGACTGAATTTCTTATCGATATCCCATTTAAACAAGTCTCCACATACATGCCGGTACTGTCGCCTCATATCACTCAGGTTTCTGTACTCCAATGCATACTGGGATACTTCCAAATGATGCCAATCTTCCGGGACATGTTGAGCATATTCTGGCATCCACTTCAGTTCAGATCTGGCTATAAAAGCCATGTTATATCGTTCTTCTGTATCGATGAATTCAATCATCTTGAACCGGACGAATTCTTCTATGTAAGGCAGAGTAATAGATTTTGCCTTATGCATTAAGGACTTGGGTATTCCAACCATCTTTACAGCGTCACCGCTTAGGTTGCACACGGCTCTGTATAAGTCAGCGTGTGTGTCTTTTGCCCACGGTTCGTAGCCGCCACCGGATAATGGTGCCCAGCACGCATTCTCCAGTTCATTTATTTCTTCAATTGTCTTGGTGGCTGCTTCCCATTCATTGAAACCAGTTCTGATCTTTAACTTAACTGGTGCCGTCTTGCGGCGTGTACCCTTGGTAGTTCTTTCCAGTTCCTTCTCAGGTGGCATTGGCAGATCTTCTACCAATGAATGATCGAACAGTTGTAATCTCCACATCCAGTTGAGCATCTTGGTTTCATTACGAAACACAACCACATTAATTGATGGATTCTCCAGCAAGTAATGTTTTAATTTATGGTTGCTCATAGGTATGGAAGGATCATATAGCATGATCTTGGCTTCCATAATGCGTTGTGCATTCAAGCTGTGGTATCTGGAATAGTTAAGTCGTAACTGATTATTAGCCGTAAGTGAACCAGAGGAAACTATGTCACATTCTTCTCCGGCAAAATCTGTTGTCAGCTTGGTCCCGCGCCAGTACATACTATCGATGTTAAAGCTGAAGTCGGATGATAGTTCCGTAGCCTTTGCACATGCTTCCAGATACGTGGAGCAATTAACCAGTTCCTTTTCCATATCATCCTTGATACGGTCTTTGACTGCCTGCAGTACAACTTCGATCTTCTTTTGGGATCTTTTGTCATATGACAATGCTTCCCTTGATGCTTCGATATCGATGTCACCAATATTACAAAATACATCTATCGGCTTTTCACGCAGCAATGAACGAAATCGTCTTTGTATTTTTTCAGGTAAAGCCTCCTTATCCATCTTGTATGCAACTGGCCCCATCAGCACATTCATATGTTTCTCACCATATGAAGCATTAGCCCTTAGTCCATACATATCATTCTTGATTGCATAGTCCTGTGGTGAGATGTCTGTGTTGATAGTGTAGGAATCTTCAGGAAAATATTTCAGAACAGCTTGCGCTTTATACCGGAACGTACTGAAGTCTTCGTTCTTTACAGGGATGATGTAATGAATTCCACGAGGTTCTTCAGATGGTTCCGGCTCGCCAGCTGCCTGTATTGATGGTTCACCTTCCTCGTCTATATAGCACAGGAATGTGTATTTCATTCCTTCCCAGTAAGAAACGAGTGTGAATGTATCTGTATAACTGAACGGTGTTTTTGATCCTAGCCCCAGACCACCTATCACAGCATTAGTCAGGTTCTTATCGGACGCGAAGAATGTAGTGAATAGTGTCCCTATCTTTTCAGGCGACATGCCTATGCCATAATCATGGAACTCAAGAGAGGGATTTAATGCGGTGGGGAGAATTATCTGGAAAGGTTCTTTACACTCAGCTTCCCAGTGGGCATCCAGTGCATTACAAGCCAGTTCGCGCATAATAGCTAATGGCTTGTCTGTATATAGATTTGAACTCAGGATCTGAAAGGCTTTTGATGATGCCTCAATCCTGAACTTACTTGATTTTGCTTCGAACGTTGACTCAATTTCTCGTTGCGCGTTGTTAGTCTGCACTGTTTTCTCCTAGTCGTCGTGCCACCATTCCCATATGATCCATAAGCCCCATATGGTTAAGATGAGTAATATTACTTCTTCCCATGATAGCGGCCTGTACATCAGCTTCTCCGGTACATTATTGTCTGGATTGATTTATCCCAGCACGCTCTGCACGCACCGCATTTCTTTTCGCCTGTGCCATCAGCAGGACAGTAGTGGTGAATACCATCATTGTAAGTAGTATGAACATCCCAGTCCTCCTTGCTACAAGTAATTACTTCTGCAGTTGGAAACGTTGTTCGTACTGGATATATTGGATCTATTATGTAATTCGTCAATCTGATAGTCAGGTTGGCTGGTAAATCAAATTTGGCTTCGTGTACCAGCTTGTGTTCTTGTGTCGGAAGCCAGAACTGAACATCCGGCATCCGCAGGGCAATAAGGAATATTCGTAATAGGTGTTCACTGCCTTGTAAATCACCTGAGTCAAACCATCTGAAATGCCTACAGGATGTCGCTTTAATCATTACGATCATTGCTTCTACCCAGCGACCATCGTGTGTTCCTTGTAGACGTTCTGCTTGTTTCTGTCGTACAAGTGGATAACAGAAATGACCTTTACATGCGTAACAGATACTGCAGGTCGTTCCTTTTTGTGCCCGGAGTTTCGCTCCAGTCACGCAATTCTTTGGATCTATGCCCCAAGACGGGCATGGCATTTTAGATGGGTAAGATAGTGTTCCTGTTATTTCTTTGGCTTCTTCATAGGTTAAGGTCATTCAAGCTGTCTACCCACGATTCTTCAGTCGTTGTGAACAAATCGATTACGATTGGATCTGTAAGGTGCATCTTCCATTCGTCGTTGATGAATATCAGGCATCCTTTAGGAAAGCCAGCTACAACAGCAATAGGTTGTTTATTATGATAAGCCCTATTCAACCAATGCTGCTGCAGCTTGCTTAGGTTAGGTTTCTTTCCGGTATCACACAGGTCAACGTAAGTTGGTTTATTGTCATACCACTTATATTCCACCCATATGTGACCGGCATTACCTTCGTAATAATAATCAGGGGTGCCATTAACAGCGGTGAGACCCATGGCTTGTTTGTAAATGTCCTTGTTGAGTTTCCGGTGGATTCGATCTATGAATCTTGATTCCGGCTTGCTAGGCATTCTTAAACTCCACGATCTCTGCGGGGGGATTAACTGCTACCGTTTCCAGTAGCAGTTGTTCCCGCATTGCTATTTTAAACTGCGCCCACGATACTGGATGCTCGGTGAAATCTTCAGGCATTAGGGCATTACGTCCGAAAGAGAACATGAACACCGTTCTCATGGCCGCAGTCATTTCGCTGTGGCTTTCTCGATCTTGGCTACCACGCGGCCAAGTGCTGTAGCTTCTTTCTTCAGCATACGATCAATGCCAGTGACAACCTTCTGAGCTTCACGAAGGTCCTTGTTTGCTTCAGTCCGACTGCGCCGAATCTCAGCCATCCGTCCCCGGATAGCCTTGGCTTCTTCACGCAGTGGCTTCACATCGATTTTCTTTGCCATAACTTTTTTTGCACTCCTTACTGGTGCGTTGAGAATGTGGGAGTCAGCCCGTGTGGGCTTACTCACCTCCGTGCCTGACGCTTACGGGCAGGTGCTTTCTTACGAGCAGCCTTACGCTTTGGTGCAGGCTTGTCAGTGTTGCCACTGGCAGCAGCTTCAAAGCCTGCTTCCAGTACTGGTTTGGCATCATCACGACGCATGTAATGCTCGCGATAATTCGGATTCGGTTTAAACTTACCGAATGACGTGGTAAAGCCCTTACCGGCCTTCACGATACCGACTTCAACGATGGCACCGACTGGCGGCTTCTTGAAACGTGCTGCCACTGCCGATACGAATGTACTGAAGCTCTTTAGTCCCATTGGACTGATGCTCAGATAACGCAGTTCTTCATCCTCGTCTGCATCAGGCGGAACAACTGCAACCAGAAAACGATTCTGACAAGCTTTGCCAGCACCCTTGCTACCGAACTCATTATTCGGGCACTCAGCACAGGTTTCAGCTTCAGGATCTGTAACACGATTCGGATCAGGAGCCAGCGCCCGGATGTCCTTGCCAATAGCCCAGCAGTCAGGCGGGACAATATTGTTTTTGTCATACGGGTCGATGTAGAACTGGTTGGACGAAATGTAGTCAACCACGACTACTTCCATTGGAGGTTCAGCTTGGCCAAGACCGGGAATTTCAAAGAACAAGCCGTTGTCTTGGTCCAGCTTGATTTGGTCACTACCGACATTAGTGATGGTACTGTTGATGTTGCGTGCTTCTTCCTCCATTTGCTTGTCGATATTAGCCGGAAGGTTTGTGCCGCTCTTGTGAGCTATAGCCTTTTTGCGTGTTGCCATAGTTATACATTCCTCAATGAGATTGATGTAAGTTCAAATTTCTGCACACCCGGAGGCGGATTACCACCACGGGCATTTTCCAGATATTCACGGAAAGCAAGTTGCGAAGGACGACGCTCAAGCATGTAGAGTCGGTTGGTCTTACGCATCCAAGCGTGGAATCGATCCCAGTCCTGAACGTCGGCTACTACTGTATGTTTGATTGTCGCTGATGCTGTTTCGGAAGCGGCCTTGGTTTGTCCTGTGGCTTCCAATGCAGAAATTAAACTTTGTTCCAGTTCGTCGTATTCCGCTTTCAGTACCTTGTCTTCTTTCGCTATCGCTCGTCGTTGCTCTCGTACGTCGTGCATATCATCAATCAGTTCCCCGATTGCTTTCGTCATATTACACCTCTAGTTGGCCGATGCCAATTTAAAAATTGGGTCCCCCGTAGCTGGATCAATAAGGCTCAGCATGATCTCCGGAGAGGGCAGGAAAAACAGCGGCACAATCGGGTTCTGGTCGGTACCGTCACCCTGTGTTGCTATTACTACCATGTCTCTGGATTCAAGCTGCACTACAGAAGACATAAATCCGTGATCGATAATTTCACGGACGATATCGCTTACCTGCTCAGTTAACTGGTCAGGAGTAAGATTATTTGGAATACTCATCTGCATAGCCACCTTCGGCTGCTAGTGGGATATCGGAATACCAGTCCTTGCTGGTCTGGAATATTTCTAGTCCGAAATCCAAGGCGGCTTGCGCTTTACGAGTCGGTGCTAGATAGACGGCTTCGTCGTGCGTCATCATAACAACTCTGTAATGTTCTGCAATCTCCAGCATCTGATTGGCTACGATAATTCGAGCTATAGCCTGCGTCAGATTCTCTGTAAACAGTCCTCCATATATTTTGGTGTACTTGTGTCCGTTCCAGTACTGGAATCCGTCACCCATATTGTCATAGGTGCGTTTCTGTCTGAGTTCTGGATACGACAGGGACAATCCATTTGGCATCTGAACAGATTCTAATGAGAATGTAATCAGACCCTCTTTCAGCTCCCGTACCTGATCCTTCTCCATGGCGTGCAGCATGGATTCCATGAATTTCCAGAATGTAACGATCTTGTCATTCCGGTATCTGTACAGGTTTACGGCATCCTGCGATTGCCCATCAGTGATCTCAACCTTGGCACCCATTGAACCGGATGCCAGCGTATATTTGTATTTCGCCCACCCCATTCCGAAGCCCAATCCAAGCACTCCCACCTTACCTACGAATCGTTCTCGTTTATCTTTCTTATGGACTGGATGTCCAAATAATTCCGTGGCGAACTCACAGTACGGATCTCGTTTAGGATCGCCAAAGACTTCCAGTAGATCCCACTGTCCTGCCAGCCACGCCACCACACGTGCTTCGATCTGCCCAGAGTCCACTACCACCAGCTTGTAGCCGCGTGGAGCTTTTATACAGCGTCTGAGGACGCCTTCTCGGGGGAAATTCTGGGGGTTCATGGAGTCCCCACCTGTCCAGCGGTATGTATGTGCCTTGCCATAGTTCAAATAGATAGGCAGGGCAGGGCGGGCATGGAGCAGCAGCTTCGTTGCCTTGGACTCCTCCACGGTTGATTTAACCACCAGACGGGCTTCACAGACCTTCTGTACATGCTTGTCCGGGTGCATCTGTAGTTCGAGGAAGGCGAGGTCATTCTTGGCGAAGGCAGGCTTTACGTTGCCCTTGGGGGTGGTTTTCATGGGGACTACAACCCCCATGCCTTCCAGAGCTGTTTTGAGCTTCAGATCAGACGATAAAATCTGTCTGGCCTGCTCCATTCGCTCATCCCCTGTGATTTTACGGGGGATGCCGAAGTAACTGGCTGTATTCTTGATAACCCGTAGGTTATGTGCCCGGACACGCTCCAGCTCCGCCTGAGCCATCTTCTCATCGACTTTTAATACTGGTTCGGTAAACATCCTCACCGTTAAGTCGATCAAGTCTAGCTCATCTTCTGGGAAGCCCTCTTCCCACATGGTATTCAATATCTCCAGCGTCAGGTGTACGTCCTGCTTACAGTACGCTGCAAGTTGTTTCTCCAGAGCCGGTGGGAGATCCCGAATGCCCTTGGTTGCCATCAGGACATCTTTTAACTTATTGCCCAAGCTGTAGTAGCTGGCAACGTCATCCAAGGAATTCCCCACTGTATGGTCAATCCACACACGAGCCATGCTCAATGTGTCTAGGTAATAGGCTGGCTTGTGTCCAAAATGATGGCTCAGGATCAGTCCATCAAACTGGGTGTGGTGACATAGGATAGCTGTGCTATTCCAGTCAATCTTACCGAGTTCCGATTCGAGTTTATTGTTAGTAATCCAACGCCCGGTCTTGTTGGTGCTTTTTTGTAGCCCGACACCATGCGCTTTGAACCGTTTGTCACGGATGTATTCACTGGTGCTCATTTTTTTCAATGTGTATTCCACATCGAAATAAGTTTCCCAGTCTAAGGCAAGGATCTGCTTGATCCCGCGCTTCTGCAAAAAGAAAGGAACTTTCATTATTTAGGAGGTGGAAGTAGGTGTTTCATCGTTTCCAGAGGCGTTGTTGTTGTGGTCTGTACAACTCAAGGATGTTACGCAGCAGGATGGAAACTCGGATTGCTACTACCAGTCCTACGCTCAGGTTTATTAGAAATTTGTACATAAGTTTGTTCGTCCCATGAAAGTGTGCGGGCTGTGATTAACTCAAGACCCCACAGTCTCATCATGTGTCGCCATACTTCTCGCGGCGCTCCATTCACAACTGCGGTATGAGTCATATCGTAGCCCTTGAATACAACGGCAATACAATCCTGTTTAAGCATTCTGTTTCTCCCTTGCTCTGTACTCTGTATTAATGCGTCGCTTTATTCTGGTTAATGCCGATTTATAACGTGATGTCATCATGTGAGGTTGATTGAAATGAAGCCACAATGCACGGAACTCTATATCTGTAGCTTCGCGCATTGCAGAAGTAAGATGTCGTTTAGTGGCCATCACTCAAGGAATCCGAGTAATGCATCCATACGTACAGCCTTGCCTTCCATTACTTGGAAGACATGCTCATCAGCAGTACCACGCGCACAGATACGGATGTTTTCGGTCAGGTATTCCTGTCCTGCCCTGTAAATACGGGCAAGACCCTGCCGCATTATGTCCGGCCTATACGTCGGGGACGCCCATATGGAGGCAGTAGCTTTCGTAAGGGTAAGTCCATGAGCCGCCGACTCGGGTTGGAGGAAAAGAACTTGATACAACCCTTCTTGAAAGCCATGTACGATTTTCTCTCGTTTTCTGTCAGGAACAGCGCCATAAATTGATTCATAAGTAATTCCCAGTTTGTCAGCTCGTTCTCGTAATGCGTGTAATTGATGCTCCCATTGAAAGAATACAATACTGTGTTCCCGCTCTTGCACTAGTTCCATGACTAGCTCGGTTCGTTCGGGATGTAGTTGTACTTTTTCTCCTTCACGGGAGTAAACAGATCCAGATGCTATCTGTACCAGCTTGTTAGCCAGTACAGCAGCATTGGTTGCCATTACCGTATGACCTTCGGTCTCAATAATAGCGTGCTGTCTCATTTCCTCGTACTGTTCGCGATGCTTTTTACTTAATTCGAAATACTTCGTTCGTTGTACGTTAGGCGGAATGTTCTGACAGTCTTCAAACTTGTGACGTATGGTGATATCAGCTATCAACCCTGCAACTGTGGTGCTTGCATCCGGCTTGTCTGTCCATTGCCTGTGTTCAGGACGTGGACCTACCTGTTTCACATCACACATCTGGCTACGGAACTTATAGTAACTCTGTCCCAGCCGCTGGCCGCGATCCAGAAGAAACATCTGCATCCACATATCCAGCACGCCTTTCGGCATTGGTGTACCGCACAGTAGCCGTCTGTAATCAAAAAAGTCAGCTACCTTATTGGCAGCTTTAGATCGTTGGCTCTGTGGATTTTTATAGGCAGTAGCTTCATCTACTACCACTTCATCAAATTTATCAAAGAAACTTTTCGGTTGCTTGGCGAGCCATGTCACTGCATCCAGATTAGTAATGTAGATATCTACATCTGAATCGAATGCTGCTTTTCTATTAGCAGCCGTGGCTACTACATAAGTAAATTCTGCTGGGAAGAATGTATCAATGTCATCTCCCCATGCTACCTGCATGATTGACTTGGGACATAGCACCAGCAGGCATCCACCACCAACTCGTCTGCGTGCAGCCCATGCTTCTACTTCAGATCTGGTTTTACCAGTACCGGGGTCTGAAGCATCATAGGTACAAGGATTTTCTAGTAGGTGTGTGCGTGTCTCTATTTGGTTTTCGTAGAGCGGCGCAACACCCGGTGCATCGAATAACTCAAAAGCGTTGGTCTTGACGGAAACCTTTGCCGTTCTGCCAATTCTTTTCTTTTTTGAAGGGAGAGGTGTTGCCTTTTTTCGGCGCGGAGTTGGCTGTTTGTTTTCCGGGTCACGTACTTTCCATCCCATTATAAAAGATCTAACCTCATGTCCAGTATGTTGTCGTAAGTTTCCATGGCAGTCAGCTGCGTATGCAGTAGACGTTGATGGTCAAACTGCAACGTATGGAACATGGGAGACTGCAGGAAGTCTTTTAATGCTTTGATCTTTGCCTGTAGCTCGTCCTGTTCGACGACTACGCGCATTCGTAATGTACTCATTTACGATACAGCTTTTTTCTTCAGTATTGATTCAAATATCTGTGCCTGTATGGAAAACTGGGCGCAGTATCCGCTGCCGGGTATATACTCGTGTGGTTGCCATGCCATGCAATTTTCAGCGACACAACGCATTTGTATCATTGGACATTGCTTGGTCTTTGCTTCCTGTGTGGTCATCACTTTAACTTCTCCAGCATCTCATGCCACTTCACTTCAGGAAGTTCTGTAGGATCAGGTGGATTAAGCGTGCAGTCACCAGTACCGCATACCCATTTGTTTGCACCTGTTCTATATGGACAGAATCGGCAAGCATATGTAGATGGATTTGCCTTGTACGTTACATCAGTCGTAAGCGCACGTCCTCGCTTGTCAAAGCTCTCAAGAAATCGCAAGCCTTGTCTACGCTTGTATTTCTGTGATGCGAGTTCATCCTGATCGAGGTACCATATTTCTGTAGTGATGAAATCGGTATCCGGGTAGCGTAACAGCGTTGCCAGCTGGTACAGTTGAATCTGTTGTCCGTGTTTGATTTCATTGCCATAGCGTTTACCTGTCTTGAAATCGATAGCGACAGCTTCGTAGTCGTCGATCCACACTAGAAGGTCAATGATAACGGTAAGCCATCGGTCTTCCAGACTTACTGTAGGATTCCAGTCTTCATCGAAATACCACGTTTGTTCAGATGAAAACTGTTCATCGGTCAATGCACGCGCATGTTCGAATTCAGTCTCGAAGTTTTTCAACTCCGGAATCATCTTATCCGTTTTATGCTTTATGTAATCTTCACCAGCCTCGTGGACTCGTGTTCCTCGATCAGCAGCCTTGTTACCATCAGGTCTGCGGATCTCAGGCAGCTTTTCATCATAGGCAAGCTGTCCACGTTTGTGGCACGACTCATATACATTTAGACGGCTGAATGACCAGCGATCAATCATCCTGCCACCTCTTTAATTCTTCTTTTGTGAGTGAACCGAATCCTTGCTTTGGCATACGGTTATACCGTTCCTGCAGGATGGTTCTGAGCAATTCAGAACGGCTGGTTTCGTGAAAGTTTACCTCGGCGTCGAGGCGTGTGAGCAATGGCTCGGTGATCGTTATATTGATGCGTATCATGTGGGGCTATTATCCACACGAGTATTGTGGGGGTCAACTGGTTATTGACTTTCTTGCTAATGCCCTGTCGATGGCATTTGTATAGCATTTCAGCTCTTCTTCAGCCTCGATCAGGGCAGTCTCTGTATTACACAGGTGCGACCAAAGCCGTAGTAATGCTGCTGTTGCTTCTGGGTCTTCCTTCAGGGTAAATAATAGTGATTGGTAGTCTTCTAGTCCGAGCATGACTCACCTTCAAATACAACGCAGATTGGAGCTTTCTCATCCAAGCAGGCTGCTGATTCTTCTATGGAGTAAGCTGGGATATGCAGAGCTGAATTTATTTTAGTGAGTCGTACAAATGCTCCATGCTTATCACTCGGTGGTATTACTATTTCAGCATCAGGATGCATCTTTTGTAACGCTATTATGGCTTCTTTTACTTTCATGGGTCTTTATCCGTGTCGCGTGCAATTTCCTGCCGAATTATTTCAGCGGATTCTACGCTGCCTTTTGCTACAATGAGATTCATGGCAGCTTGCATTCCACTATAGAAACCGATGTCATAGACATCTTTATGTTTTTCATGGATCTGCGTGCTACGGAACCACTCATCTGATAACTTCATGCCATGAACTCCTTATCAGTTACTTTCTTTGATACGACTTCACCTACACCCATTTTTTTATGCAGAAATCCTTCTGCTTCATTTAATGTAGTGAAGAATACGAGTCCACCATTCTTATCGTAATAGCGGCACCATATCCAGCTAAAAAAGACAGTACGTTCAGGTATGAATACAGTTGGGTAGTCACCTAGTCCGTAACCACAGATGCGAAAACACTTAGTAACCCCCATCCTTCTCATCTCCCATCGCCAGAACCTCCTCCATAACGTCTTCTTCATAATCCACCAATAATGCGGTTACGTCGATAGCCTGTATGGTCATCTCGTTTATTTCTACAGTAGCTGGTTCATCAGGTTCCAGTTGTACCCCACTACCTTTCTCCCTTGCTCCATGGGAAGCGGGATAATAAGTATAGTCAACTTCAATCTCTACGCCTTCACGGGTCACAGTGGCAGTTTTCCTAGTGCTCTTCACTGTCGTCACTTCCCTGTCTGTTACGATCAGCAACTCGTGCAGCCATAGCATGACCCAACAGGTTATAGATTTGTTTATCTATATCTGTCAGGTCATCAGAATTCATGTAGTTATATTCGCACCAGAGATCTATCTGAAACTGCATGATGCGTTGCTGGATATCTAGTGTGTTAGTCGCCATTGTTTTTTCCTTGGTAATACAAACTGGTTATACAGTTTGATAGTTTCGTCGTTACGTCGTTCGGGATAATTCTTACAGTGGTTACATATATGAGCCTGATTCTGCTCTACAGGTTTACCGCAATGCTTGCATGGGTCGCCTTTCTTAGCTGCCATCGTTGTATTCCTTCAGCCATGGATAGTCATCACAGATTGCTTCCCATACTGTTTTTCGTTTCATCCATGACACGAGCATTGATAGCATGTTCAGTTGGCTCTGAACTTCTATCTTATCCAGTTTCAGGTTCGCTACTTCTCGTTCCAATTCAGTAATACGTTTTTCGTAATCAAGTAAGTTCATGTCGTTTCCATAACTATGCTGCAGATGATGTCCTTACAGCAAACTACTATCACACGAGGCAGCATCGAGGACATCTTGTGTAATGATGCTGCAGCTCACCACCCATTATTGTGCCTCGTGCTATTAAGATCCCGTGCAGTGATATGTAAGCTCGCGTATTAGCAGGGAGGCCTATTGCGATAACGGAGGTACTATATTTACACGGGAATTAGGTGGCAGCTGCACTGCGTCATGCCCACACAACGTCAGTGCAGCACGTAGATTAGGGAGGTAATCTACGTTGCCATAAGCTATGGTAATTCTATCGTCACTCCCATCTGCTTTAACCATAACTTGGCAGCAGCACGGGTATTCAAGTCATATTGCTTGGATATGAATTGTCTGAACAACTCTGGATCAGTTACATACTTCTTTGGTCTTGCTCCATGGAAGTTAGCAAATTTCTCATACTCTTCCCGGCAAGCACGTACTTTGTCTTTATCTACAGGTTCTTCATTCGGAGACATGTCATTTACCCGGCGTGCAAGGCTACTTATTTTTTCGTTACTTTGCGGATCAGTCAGTTCTTCCATTGCTTGATGTTTCCTCGCATCCAGTTATTTCACACAATGCTGCTACGAATTCTTCTGCATAGACCATTAACAGAAGTATTCCGAATATCACTACTGCAGCCAGTAATATGTCACAACCTAGAGTCAAGCTCGGTTTGTAGGATTTGTATCCACGTTTTGTCATGGTTGGATCTCCCCTCTTCGATCATTAGTATTGTATTTATTAGATGTTGCGTTGTCATCTTCGTGACATGTACTTCCTGTCCTTCCTTGGTAGTCCAGATGTGTTGTTCTATCTTGCGACGGGATATGAAATCAAGATGGTCGTCATACATGAGTGCCATCTCTAGGCACCAATCAGCCATGTCACCCATGTTATTACCTCATTATGAAATAGGTTGCCAGTGCTCCCAGTGCTGCACCTATTATTCCAAACAGTGCGAATGAGAAGATGACGCAGGTTTCACCGCAATTATCACGGTCACTGAAGTTATCTTCTTCCGGGTATTGCGGACGTTCGGGCATTGGGTGTTGTTTAATCATTTTCTGTAAGCCTCCAACCAGCGGATGGGCTTGCTCTTACGCCATTTTCTTACGTTGCGTATAGCCCAGAAGCTGTGTGATGTACGTTTGCCATTTGTATCCCGTACTGTACGGGGTAGACATCCCAGTGAGTCGAACGCATTAGAAAGTTTCTTTGTTGTTACGCCTTCCCAGCCTTGATGTTTTATCAGATCTGATGGTTTAACTATATCTTTGTGGAATGGTGGTTGTCCATGTTCAATCGACTCCTTCAATACCATTTCAAGATCTGTAGACCCTAATTCTGTAATAAGTTCTTTATACGCATTGGTAGGTGGTAATGCTTTCGGATTGAATTGTGATACGTCATAATTCAATAGATAGTCAACCACAATAGCCAGTCCACCTTCGTCTTCCAGCCATTTATACAGGTTGATGTAATAGGCTTCTTCCTTCTTCTCTACATCGCACCAGATGGTGTAGTAACGTCCATCACCACGCGAAATTTTAAGTGCGTTACGGTGATTGGACATGAACACCGCTTGCACGAGATTAGGTGTTTCGTAAAATCCTTGCCCAAACATACGTACCCGTAATGAGCTAGGAGGTGCTGCGAGCATTGGCTTGAGCTTGTTTTCAATGTTGAGTTTGTCAAAGTTCTGGCATTCCTGAAAAACTACAAGTTTCGTATGGTGCAGGTAATTAGTATATGTTTCCTTCAGCTCTTCAGCAGACGGCTCGGATACGTTGTAAGAACCTAAGCTGCGCTTGAGCGGCTCTAAAAGCGTGTACTTTCCTATCCTCGGTGGTCCGCCTATCAGCAACGCATGATTGATCTTTGTTCCCTGATTCTGCAGCGTGTACGCTGCCCAGCTTAGAAAGTGCTTTGAATCGTTCTCGTCCATCAAGTAGGACAAATGATCTAGCCATGGTTTGGGATCTCCTTTAACAGGTGTTACGTGTACCTCGTCCTTCCACATGTTGATGATTACCAGTCCATTCCACGTTGTGATGCGTGGTTGTCCCGGTATGTACGCCATGTTGTCTGCTTTTATCAGATCAGGACGCCTGAACATGAGTGTAGTAGCCAAAGGGCGCATGTGTATGTGCGCGTACGTCCTGTTTATGGATTCGATCTTCAGAACCTGACCTGTCACCAAGTCATAAAAGCGATCAGCGTCCTTGTGATATATGTAGCGTCGTACCAAGGCATCAGCTGATCCATCGTCATCTTTCGCTTCTGTTATGAACTCGGCATCATCTACGTCTAGGTTGATATCCAGTGCTGCCTGCAGGTCACGATTCGCGCAGTGCTCATGCTGACAGCGGAATGCGTGTTGTGAAAATCCACTGTAATTAGGCAGCATGAATATAGTGCCTGAATCAGTTTCATTGGAATGTTCATGTACCCATGGGCAAGTGATGTCGTACTTACCGGGATTGAGCTTGGATTTTACATAACCATGTTCGTATAGCTTGGCAAGGATTACGTCATCCTTGGGGTCATCCGGTGTTTGTGCACTTTCCTGCTGTTCGAACTTGATCTTGGGGAGTTCAGCTATTTCCTCGTACTCACCATCTATCATGCCAATGCGATCTTCCTGTTTGATTGGACACTTGGCTCTAGGAGTAATTACAGGATCAGATATATAAATAGGTTGTTGAGGGTCATAGATCTTGGCGTCTACAATCCCACTGGTAGAAGCCCATGCCTTGATGGTCTCCAGCGTAGCGGCACTTTCACAGATGCCAATGATACGGATATTGGCTTGGTTAGGAATCTTGCCTGCTTTCGAAGTCCAGTAGTAGATAAGTTTGGTGTTCTCAAGTTGCGTGAGACCACGCTTAACCAATACTTTAACTACTTCTCTGGCTCCTGCTTCATCATAGGTGAGTCCCGGAAGGATCAGTGCGTCGATATCAAACACAATGAGGGAGGCAGCTCTTGCGATCAACGTTGCAGGCTGATCCTCCCGAGAAACAGATCGGCGCTTTAAGAGATCGGTATCTCCATGCTCAACCGCATAAGGGGTTGGTGCGCCATACACGAAGAAGTAATAACTACATCTTCTTAGTTGCTCCATATCTACAAGCAGCTGCTCAATAGTCGTGATAGGCAGCTTGTAGAATTGAAATTGGTAATGCTTCTGGTAGCTAGATACTTCCCAGTTGCCTTCCTTGTCGATTTTTATCGTCTTATTACATGGCTTATTAGAGCGTAGGACGGTGATGTAATCTTCAATCGGGTCATTAATAGGTAGCAGCAGTGAGCTGGACAGCTCACCGTCCTTGGTCTTCCATGCCATGGGGCCTCCCTCGGCGGGTTGTGTTTTTGTGAGCGCTCAGTCTACTTGTTCTTCAGTGTCCTGTGAAGCTCAGATTTCAATATTCGTAGCTCAGCATAGCGTTCATGGTATTGCTGCCAGCTAAGTTCTTGTTCTTGTACGATCATGGACGTTGTAAGACTGCGTGGTTCTCCTATGTTTGTTTTTATGTCGTCGTAGGTCAGGCCTTCAGCAAACAACCACTCGTCGAATAATTGTTTGAAAGGAACAGGATGATGGTCAACGTCGAAATCTCCAAAAGTAACCAGTTCTCCTGATATTGCACAACGTAGTTCATCTAACTCAGTTACAAATTCACGTATCTGGGGTTTTATAGCTGTCCGTCCAGCGGCCAGTGCATCATCCTTGTTGGTGCGTGGTGTGACACAGGCACGCCATGAGAAGTCATTTATTTCCCCGTTGTCGTACTCCATCCAGATTTGTTTCTCACCGTAATCACCACGTCTGACAAAGAAATGCTTTATAGGATGAAGCAACTTGTGTTCAGCGTGGCGATGTCTGTCGTGGATAAGCCACCAGAAGAAATTGGTGTCCTGAGGAGTCATGGGTTTATTCAATTTAGCGGCATTTACCCGGTTTCGAATCTCCTCGATCAGGGCTTTCTTGGTGGGGAATTCATAGGAGCCAAATACTATTTTCATAGGATGTACTACCGTGAAAATGATGATCGTACAATGGTAGTACATTTGTACGATCATCGAGAAAATGTACGATCGTACAAGTACTGATGATCGTACATCAGCAACTTGTTGATTTATAAAGCAGAAGGGACTGATTTGTACTACTGTACTATTATACCTATTGGTTTATAAAGGTACGTATTAGTAGTACTAGAGGCCCCCCGCACACCCTCTAATACGTACTCCACCTATAGAAGGGGTGTTTGGATCGTACAAACTAGGGTGCTTTTGCTTTATGGATCAATGCTTTAGGGTCTAAAAAATGGTCGTACATACAATCGTACATTTCAGACCCCACTGTACCCCGGTGCCGTGAAGGATTAAGCCCCCGGATCTCTCGATCCGGGGACCCTTGCCTTACGCCATTACGGGATTGCTATCCTCGTGAAGAGCAGTCTGCAGCTCCTGTGCTTTTGCAATCTGAGTTTCCACGTCAGTGCGGTATTGCACAGCCAGTTCGTCTGCCCTGTTCATGATTGCTTCGAAAGCCTTCACGTTAGCAATGAGGTGAGCTTTCTTGCTCTTCCTGCGGTTCTGTCTCCACAGTTGCTTGCTCTTCAGTGCATAGGTTTCAGCCTTCTCGGCAATCTTTTCCATGGTGCTGACTGCATTCCAGTCTGTGATGGGAAAGTTGAGTTCATAGTTGCCATCGGTACGTTGATCCAGCTCTCCAGCTGCCTCATCAGCGAATTCCACGGCTCGCTCAACTTCAGGATTAGTCACAGTTTCCAGATCTTCCGTGGCTTCTTCGATAGTGATGCCCATCATCTCGGCATACTCAGCGATTTCATCTTTCGGAGTTTCTGGTTCGGTTTGCAGTGCAGCGATGACATCAGCATTCAGCGGAAGCAGATCTTCCTTTGTCTGTGATGCCGCCCAGTTGTACAGATTCTGCAGCTCATCAACTGAAGTCTCTGTACGCTTGATGACCTCTACGAGTGCATCTTCACGCTTCTTCTGGTTACGTTCCTGTGCGTCTGCCAGTCCAGCGTTCTGATCCAGCATACGGATGATGCTACGAGCCAGCTTGAACTTGTAACTCCAAGCCAGTGAAGCAAACAGGAATGTCTTGTAGCTACGCTGATGCAGGTCCTCAATATCCCCGAACTGGGAAATGACTTCCTCAATCTGTGTAGCTTTCACCATCTCTTCGTCCACACCGTCATGTGTGTAGCCATTAATGGTGTTCTGCTGTGTTTCTTCGTTCATTTGCGTTTCTCCATGTTTCAGTTGGTTTAGGTTAGTACTACTTTATAACCAAGCGATGATGCTGCTGGTTATTTCAGCGATCTGAGCATCAAGCTCTTCAGCACTGAATTCGTTGATGCACTTCCCTGTGCGTTGTTCAATCTGGTCCAGTATGTCTTCTGGACTATCAGTTGTTTGCAGTCCTTCGCAGTAATGTTGGAACTGATTTGAGCCTATGGGCAATTCCATCCAAGGTGCCTCCTATGGATTTCGTGGGCTTGATAAAAGAGCGAGTCAGGAATAACAGACCACTCAGCATCAGTCCGCTGCCCATTGCAATGAGCATTCCGGACATGGTTCCAGCGAACACGGCTACAAGCCCGAAGGTCATTGCAGCATCGAGACCACCATCAGCGGCTCTGCGTGTCTCCCTGAATTTGAACAGCTTGAATGCACCGATCTTCCACAGAACGATGTACATGCCAAGCGCAGTTAAAAGCATAAATGTGAACATTTACGGTGCCTCCTCAATGTCAGCTTTGAGTATTGTGGGAATCCTGTAGTTGTCATCTACGTCTATATCGTAGACAACAGGTTTCAGTTTGGACTTGCAGTTCTTGCACAGATCCACCCACGGATAGTCAGGCCACTTGGGACTGTAACCAGTCACCAGATCCTGAATGCGTGTGAAATTTCCGCAATGACAACAGTGTTCCCATTGCTGGCCTTCGTCATCAATGATTCCAGACATGGCATTTCTCCAGCGATCTTGGTCAGGCACAACACCCAACCTTCACCACACACCGCTCACCTGCGCGAGCTTGCGAGTCGCACACACGATTGCCTTGGACTCGCACGAACCACACCTAAACACCCACACCACACCAACACCTCTACACTTTCGGGGAAGATCAAAAATTTGAACCACCCCCTCCCCTCTTAACACACCAAGGAAATCAAGAGCTTAGGAAAAAAGCGCCAGAAAGAAGGCTCTACGCCCCGGTCCGGGCCTCGTTGCATCCGTGCTCAGGGAAACTAGTTACTGTATATCCATACAGTAGCCCACTCAGGATCAGGCCCCACTGTGACCCGGCTCTGGCCGACGAGCGGAGCGAGTCGATGTGCTGCGCTGGAATCGAAGATTCCAGCACGGCAGCACGGATGAACGAAGTGAATCGATTAGATAAGCCGAGGAACAAAGTGACGAGGTCATTGATTGTGGAACGAAGAAAGGAGCCGCCTGGAACACGGGGTTATCGTGTTCCAAGCGGCGAAGGTGAAGTTACATCCGTGCGAGTTTGAAGCGCAGTTTGAAGATCCGTCCGATGCGGCGCAGGGTCAGGGGACGGGATGTCAGGTAAGACAGGTGCATCTTGTAAATGAGCTTGTGCATGAGTGCCTCCAGCAGCGGGTTGATGTACTTGTAAGTGATGAGGATAACGACTGCGGATGAGCAGCCGACGAGCAGTGCGTAGTAGTCGATCATAGCGATACTCCTAATGAACGTAAGGTGTTAATGACTGCAGTGCCGATGAAGTATCCGGCGATGCAGCACAGGGCGAAGATGAGTACAGACATGGTGTGCCTCCTAAGCGAGAACATGGTAGATGCCGATGAGCAGCAGCAGTTCGAGAACTGTGATGCCGAGGAATACGGACAGGTTAAACAGGAAGTCAGGGTTGGTACGCATAGAAAGCCTCCCAAGGTTGGGGGGCACGAGGCCCCCCGGATGGTTAGATGAGTGGCTCAACGCGGGGTGCGCGAGGTTTCAGATCATAGCGTGCATACTCTGAATCACCCTCGTGCCCCTTGGTGTAATTAAGCCAGATGTTCAGGACGTTGCCCTTGAACGTGACGTGGCCACGCAGGGAAGGGTGAGTAGAGTCGCTCAACTCAACCTCGTGCTGTGTCCACTTAGAAGCACCGTACTTGCGGAAGGCGACGTATGGCACGCCGTCCTCTACGGAGAGCTTGACTGCATGGGTACCAGCGCCACCGGTCTCTGACCAGTTGCCGCCCCAGTCAGCAGTGCCTGCGAACAGGGAGCCATGCAGAGCTTCGAACTCAAAGGATTTCTCGGACATAATAACTACCTCCGTAGTCTGGGGACTGCGAACACAGCCCTATCACCAGCTACAAACGACACGGCTCACGTGCGTGAGCTTGCGAGCGCAATTAAATAGGGTGGACCCTTGGGTCCCTCCGCTTGTCTTTGGGGAATACGAATCCGAAGTGGGGGGTGTCTGTGGGGAAGCCCCACACAGTACACCAGCCGGTAACTCAGCTAATTTTTTTCAAAATTTTTTTAAAAAATTCCACGGCAGTAGCCCAAAAGAGATCCTGCCATTACCCCTGCCATTACCCCTGCCATTACCCCTGCCGTTCTGTTTGTAAATACCCTGTGCTTGGCAGCGGCTAGCCTGTGCTTAGCAGCGGCCAGCTTGCTTTTTACGCTAAGTTCATCTATTTTCTCGCAATATGGCTAAAAACGCAGACCTAAAAGTTGCCACCGGAGTCACTCCGCAAGAGGAGCGCATGGTATATGCAGTTGCTCAAGGGATGACTTATCGCGATGCTGCTGCGGAAGCTGGTTTTGAGTTCAAGGATTCCTACCGTGGTGCAAAGCGGATTATGGAGAAACCTGAATGTCGTCAGTTACTTCGAAGAATTCGCGCAGAGATTGCAGCACGGTCAAAGATCACGCAGGACGATGTGATCGAGGGGTTTAAGGATGCGGTTAATGACGCAAAACTCGCTGGAGATCCGCAAGCACAGATCGCTGGTTGGCGTGAAATAGCGAAGATGCTTGGGTTCTACGCACCTGAAGTGAAGAAGTTGGAAGTGTCCCACACAGCTGCGGAAGCTAAACACGATCTCGCACAGTTATCGGATGACGATCTGCTTGCTCTGGTTGACGAAAACGACAACGTCATAGATGGGGAGTTCAGGCTGCTGGATTCCTGATGCCTAGATGCGAGACCCCAAAGATAACCTGAAGCCCAAACAAAGGGCGGATCAACAAGTTGAATTTGATTATAACGGGTACCCAAAGTCTCTCGACGTAAAGACGCATACGAAGAAGTGTATCCAGTGTAACCGCGATTATTCGTCCATTCGGGCGGGTTTCAATGAATTTTTACCTCGTACAAAGCCTGCTGAGTACCATACTGTCTGCCTTGTGTGCCAACACGAGAAGGTTACGGTAGAGAATTTCCGTCGTACGGCTGATAAACACGCTTACCAGAAGGCGTTTCGCGAGGAAGTGAAGAAAGCGGCCATGGCACATGCCAAGGCTATCTCCAAGAAGCGGTCTGAAGGTGCGAAGAAGGCACGCATCCCGGATATGGCGCGTGCAGAGACTGCCAAACGTGAACTTTCGCGGCGGCGGCTTATAAATTTCATCATGCGCTTCAACCCGAACTACAAACCGGGGTGGGTGCACAAGTTGATCTGTGCGAAGCTGGAATTTTTTTCCCGTGCGGTGTATTTGGAGTTAGCCCCACGGTCACTTTTTTTCATGCCACCACGGCTGGGGAAGAGCGAGATCGCATCGAAGAACTTCCCGGCGTGGCATCTGGGACACCACCCGGATCACGAGATCATCGCGGCCAGTTATGCCGTGTCTCTGCCGATGGGCTTCAGCCGCAAGATCAAGCAGCTGCTCGAAGACCCGGCATACAAGAGTATGTTCCCCGGTGTGACGTTGAATCCGAAGGCGCAGGCTACCGAGGGTTGGTACACAACCAAGGGTGGTGGATACGTACCGGCTGGTGTGGGTCTGGGTATTACGGGTAAGGGCGCACATGTGCTCATCATCGATGACCCGGTCAAGGATATGCAGGAAGCAGACTCCGAAACTGTGCGTAACAACGTGTGGGACTGGTGGGACTCTACTGCAGAGACACGACTCTCTCCCGGTGGCGGCGTGCTGGGTATCCAGACGCGATGGAACGACGACGACTGGAGCGGAAGGCTTCTTACTCAGGAGATGGAAGCGCTCCGTGAGATCGAGGAACAGCGCAACGAGATAATCGCGATGCTGGAGAAGGCCAAGGAAGACCGGCTGAAGTCGCTGCAGATCGACATGCTGACTGAGCAGTTGCACGAGGTGGATCGTAGCGTCGAAGACGTAGTCCGCTGGGATGTGCTGTCATTACCAGCGCTGGCTGAGCACGATGAGTTTGCAACGGATGACGGTCAGTTACTGTATGAAAGGGTGCCCGGATCGAAGCCGGTGAGGAAGAAGGACGAGGCTCTGCACCCGGAGCGGTATAACGAGGCATTCTTCAAGCGGAAGCGTAAATCCTCGCAACCACGCATCTGGTCAGCCCTGTATCAGCAGAACCCCGTCCCAGATTCCGGTGTGTACTTTAAAGATACGATGTTTAGGTACGAAGAGGTTGTACCTGATTATTCGAATATGAATGTCTATATCGCTTGGGACTTGGCGATTGGGCAAAAACATACTAACGACTGGACTGTGGGGGTTGTCGGTGCACACGACTTTGACGATAGGCTGCATATTATTAACGTTGTGCGTGCTCGCACTGCAGATCTGGCTGAACTGGTAGTTGGAACGTGTGAACCGTATAAGAACAGGCTGCAGCTGATCGGGCTGGAGCAGGGCGTGATTCAGATGGCAGCTAAGCCTGCTATCGATAAATTACTGGAGGAGAAGAGATGGTATCCCGTTTTCGACGACTCCCTCAAACCCGTTACGGACAAGGACGCACGGGCAAGACCGGCACAGGGTTGGATGCAGCAGGGAAGGATATTACTGCCGAGAAACCAGCCATGGGTAGAGCCGTTTACGATGGAGTTACTCCGGTTCCCCGGAGGGGCGTTCGATGACCAAGTGGATGCACTCGCTTGGTTGGTAAGGATGGTGGCGCAACAGGCTCCACCCCGCAGACAACAACCGAAAAAGAAACTGAAATCGTGGAAAGACCGTTTGAACATGCGAAATTCTGTTTCTAACCACCAAGCAGCTTGAGGGTCAGTAAAAAATGGGCATATCGACAAGTGATTACGCAACCGTGCAGGAACAACTGGACCGGTATGTCTATAGTAGGGACAACGGACACACGTTATACTCAGCCAAGGCGCGAGTATGCGAAAATTTCTTCGCTGGTGAGCAGTGGGACCCGGATGCGAAGGCGAAATTGGCCCGCCAGCGGCGTCCTGCGCTGACATTCAACAAAGTTCTTCCCTCTGCGGCGGCAATTTTCGGTGAGCAGCTGAATAATCAGGCCGACATCAGCTTCAAAGCGACCAAAAACGGCGTTCAAGAGACTGCGGACGCACTTCAGAAGGTTTTCATCCAGATCGGGAATGCCAATAACACCCATTACATCGAGTCAGAGGTATTCGCGGACGGCGTAATCACCTCTCGCGGCTTTTTCGACGCCCGGATGAACTTCGATACCAACATTTTTGGTGAAGTGGACGTCAGTTTGTGCAATCCGCGCAATGTGGTCATCGACCCGGACGCGGAAGAGTACGACCCGGACGGCTGGAAGGACGTGTTTCTGAGTAAATGGCTCAGTTTGAACGACATCGAGATGCTGTACGGCAAACGGGCTTCGCAGGAACTGGGGGCGAAATCCAGCTCTGACCGGTACATCGGGTATGACTTCATGGATACCCGCCCGGATACCTTCGCGGGTGAGGGGCACCGCTTCCCGGAAGACAATTCGAAGTACAACCGGCGCTGGCGTCAGCTGGAACGGCAACATAAGCAGATCCAGATGAAGGAGCACTTCGTTGACATGATCTCTGGCGAGACTCGGGTTATTCCGGACGGGATGCCACGAGAGAAGATCCAATTGATCCTGCAAGAGTTCGAAGTCAGCATCATCAAGCGCAAGACCGAGTGCATCAAGTGGACTGTGACTATCGATGACGTGATGGTGCACAACGAGGAGTCCCCGTATAAACATTTCACCGTGGTTCCGTTTTTCCCGTTCTTCCGTCGTGGACGGACGATTGGTCTGGTTGAGAACCTGCTCGACCCGCAGGAGCTGTACAACAAGGTGCGCTCACAGGAATTACATATTGTGAATACCACCGCAAACAGCGGCTGGAAGGTGAAGACCGGTGCCCTGCAGAACATGAGCATCGAGGATCTGGAAGAGCGTGGCGCAGAAACCGGGTTGATCGCTGAGCTGAACGACATGGACGGCTTGGACAAGATCACCCCGAACACCGTACCTACCGGCATGGACAGGATTTCCTACAACTCTGCAGAAGACCTGAAAGAGATCAGCATGGCATCTGACTCCATGCGCGGGTTTGATCGTGCTGATGTAGCGGCGAAAGCGATTGCTGCGAAACAGGCACAGGGTAGCTCAAACTACTCCAAGATATTCGATAACCTGAACATGACCCGTATGCTGCTGGGACGGAACATACTGGACATGGTGCAGACGTTCTATACGGAACCACGACTTATCCATATCACAGGTAATGCACCCGGTGAGCAGGACGAGACAATGATGATTAACGAGGTCTCACCGGAAGGGGAGATCGCTCGTGACCTGACGCTGGGTGAGTACAGTCTGGTTGTCACCAGCGTACCTGCACGCGAGACCTTCGAGGAGACCCAGTTCGAGCAAGCTGTGCAGCTGCGTGAACTTGGCATTGCTATTCCTGACGAGGTACTGGTTGAGAATTCGCATCTGGCACGCAAGGGTGAGTTGGCTGCGAAGATGGCCGGTGGACCTTCCGAGGAGGAAGCCGCATTGCAGAAACAACTGGCAGAACTGGAACTGCAGGCCAAGCAGCTTGAGAACAGGAAAGCCATGGCTGAGCAGAAGAAGATCGAGTCTGAGGCTGCACTCAACCTCGTACGTGCTCAGCAGACTGCGCTGGCAGACCCGGATGGGCAGGCTGGTAAGGCTAATGACGACGAGATTCGATTGGCTGAAGCAGAGGCTGATCGGGAAGAAGCGGTTGCGAAGATACAGTTGGACAAGTATAAGATCGACCGAGAACTGGAGATCAAGCGTGATGAGATCGCTATCAAGCACGACGAGCTGCGTTTGAAAGAGTTGGAGATTCGTAACAAAGCCGTAGCAGAAGAGCGTAATGCTAAACTGAAGCTGGTTGATAACAAGACAGAGGACAAGACTAATGAGCAAACAGGATGAGATAGATTGGGATGACCCTGCTGCAGTTGCAGCAGCCCGAGGAGATAACCCGGATGACGACACTGGACAAACTGATAGCACGGATACTAGTGCAGCTGGAGCATCTGATGATGCTGCTGCAGACGCCAAGGGGGCAGATGCCGCTGGAACCGACAAAGAGAAACTCGACGGAGAAGGAGACACAGCTGATGCAGGGGAGGGAGACACCTCCGCGAAATCCGGGGAAGACAAGGACGACAAATCCACCCCAATGATTCCAAAGTCTCGGCTTGATGCCAAGACTGCTCAGAACAGAGCACTACAAGAAAAGCTGGCTCGGTATGAGAAACAGGAGCAGGATTCTGCCGCAGCGCAGCAAAATGAAGACGCCCGCACTACGCTGGAAACCGAACTGGCTTCTATGGACGCTGAGATTAACAAGGCGATTGCGGAAGACAATATCGACGAAGCGAACCGTTTGCGCGGCGAGCAGCGTGCGAAGGAACGTGAATTATGGCAGTTGGATCTCGATGAGACTGCTGCTGTTACCACTGACCAGACCCGCGAACAGGTGCGCCTTGACCTGACAATCGACCACATCGAAACCACGTACGACCAGTTTAACCCTGATTCTGATGACTATTCGCAGGAAACTGTGGACAAAGTACAGGAGTTACGGTCTGGTTTTTACGCTACTGGTAAATATACACCTACACAAGCTCTTCTCCGGGCCATGGACTTTGTCCTGCCGAAGAAGGACATGACTGATGTAAACGACGCAGCTAAAGATGCTGGCAAAAAAGCCGACGTTGAAGCTGAGAGAACGAAAGCAGGGCTGAAGAAGGCAACCGAAGCGGCAGATAAGCAGCCACCGGACACGAGCAAGTTAGGCGACGACGCCGACAAGCATGGTCTCCAAGATGAGATCAACGTGGACAAGCTGTCTTATGAAGACGTCGCAGCACTGCCGGAAGCAACTCTTAAACGTATGCGGGGTGATTCAGTTTCTTGATATTTCTGAAGAATACGTTTATGTTCACCAAATCGAATCCGCTACGATACAGCGGGGCATATCGTAACTGCCTGACCAGAGTCGCACTCGGGGCCTCCACGATACGAAGGCAAACCAATGAGCCATCCGCTTAGGATGATTTTGTGCGATAACTTTTGAGAGGGCTATTTACTATGTCTGCAACAAATTTTGCCGCCCTGACCGACCACGAGAAGAAGGTCTGGTCAATGGACTTCTGGAACAAGGCACGCAATATGTCGTTCCTGAACAAGTTCGTGGGCACTTCCGAGGACTCTCTGATTCAGCGTGTTGATGAGCTGAAGAAGGATGAGAAAGGCGCTCGCGCCGTCATTACGCTGGTAAACGACCTTGAAGGTGATGGTCGTGCCGGAGACCGTCAGCTGGCCGGTTACGAAGAAGCACTGACTTCTGAAGAGCAGGTTATTCAGGTTGACCAACTCCGTCATGCCAACCGCAACAAGGGTCGCATGTCTGACCAGCGTTCAATCATCAAATTCCGTGAGCAGAGCCGTAACAAGCTGGCTTACTGGATGTCTGATCGCCACGATCAGTTGGCTTTCCTGTCTCTGTCGGGTGTTGACTACGGTCTTCACACCAATGGTGCCCCCCGTGTTGGTTCCGATCTCCCGCTGTTGGAGTTCGCTGCTGATGTGAAGGCTCCTACAGCGAATCGTTATTTCTCGCTGGAAACCGGTGGTACTGGTGCGCTGACCACTCTGGCTAACACGGATGCCAACTTCACTGCTACCAGCACGCTGAAGTGGCAGACCTTCGTTGACCTGAAGGCTCACGCCAAGAACACCTACCTGCGTGAAATTCGCATGGACAACGGTGTAGCTTTCTACCACGCTTTCGTTACTCCGCTGGGTATGGCTCAGTTGCGTAAGGACTCCGACTTCATCCAGATCGTTCGGGATGCCGGTGTGCGCGGTAAGGGCAACGAACTGTTCAAGGGTACTGACACCATCTTGGTTGATGGCATCGCTATCTCTGAATATCGTCATGTGTTCAACACCACTGGTGCTGTTTCTGGTGTTGGCAAATGGGGTCCGAGTGCTGATATCAATGGGCAGCGTATGCTGTTCTGCGGTGCTCAGGCGCTTGGTTATGCAGATATTGGTCTGCCAACTTGGGTCGAGGAAGATCGCGACTTCGAGAACATCAATGCCATTTCCACTGGCAAGATTGCGGGCTACCTGAAGCCGCAGTTCGAGGGTAAAGCCTCCAGTGGTCTGGGTACTGGCGTCATCGAAGATTTTGGCGTTATCACCGTCGATTCTGCAATTTAACCGGAGGGCTTATCACTAATGGCTTTAGTTAAAAACCCACTGGGCAAACGTGCAAATGGTGCTCAGTACAAGTTGGTCGCTTCGGGTTCTGTCTCGCAGGCCGACCTTGGTGCAGCGTCTGACGATGTTGCTGTTCTGGAGCTGCCGGGTAATGCGGTAATCACTGATTGTCATCTTCATGTGACTACCCTGTTCGACGGCACTCTGCCAACTCTGACAGTTGAAGCTCTGAACCTTGACGGTACAGATCTCGCTTCTGCTGTCGTGCTCGATTCGGCTCAGGCCTCAACTGCAGTTGGTCGCTTCTCTACCGCGATCACTGAAGACGAGATCCCTGTGCCGTGTATCGTCACTGTGAAGAACGACGTTGCTGATAGCACCGTTGGTGAAGCGCGTGTTGAGATCGAGTACTACATCGCAGGACGTTCGAACGAGAACGACGGCTAAACACTAGCCGGTAAATCGGGGGGTCTTCGGACCCCCCATCCTTACAATAACGAGAGGTAATCCTATGAGCCTTATGTATATGCCACGTACGTTTACTCTGCGTTCACGTTTTGGAGCCGTCATCGACTTCAAGGCCAACGAAGAGATCAACGTCCCTCAGATGGCTGTAGATGAAGCTATTGCAATTGGAGCGGTATTCGCAGACAAGCAGGAACAGAAGATCCTTGTCGATGAGCCACCGCAGATCAAGGCCCCATCAGTGGGGTTTCAACGGGAACAGGAAATCTTTGATGCTTGCGTGAAGCTGGCGGAGAAGAATAACCCTGAAGATTTTACGCCGGGTAGTAAACCAAAACTCGAACCGATCAAGAGCATCGTTGGATACGACGTTGATCGTAAGGAGATCAATACTATCTGGATGAAGGTAATGTCGGCAAGAGCAAATGGCACTTGATACTGACGAATTGATAGCTCATTTCCGTTTGGAGATGAGCGATCCTGAACTCCCCGGCAACGGGGATGATTCAGACTCTTTATGGTCTAACGCAGAGATCACTGAGTGGCTGGGCGAAGCACAAAAGGAAATCTGCGAGAGACTCGATCTGTTATTCGACAGGTCCTCATTTAAAATCGACACTGTCGAACAACAGGATTTGTATGCACTTGATGAACGCATCACGAAGGTACGACGCGGCGTTGGCGCAGACGGTAGGCATCTACCTGCTATTAGCGTCGCAGAGCTTGAACGTCGATATCAAAACGGAGCACTCTCATTTGATTTCGGTAACTGGGAAACTGCCGAGGGTGAGCCAGATTACATCCTCACGGACTACGCCACAGGATATGTCCGCCTTGTACCAATACCCCCAGCTGTCGATGGCGAAGTAGCTACCGAAGAGATTAAGCTGGATGTGTACAGGGAACCCATGGACCAGACGGTCATGGAGATCCCCGGTCAGTTTCGCAAGAAGCTGCTGCACAAAGTAAAGGCCTACGCATACCGCAAGGATGACGTAGATACCAACGATAACGGACGCTCTGATGTGTGGGAGAGGCGCTGGGAAATGTTCCTCAACGACGCAGACAGGCAAGCCAAACGTAAAAACCGTGGAGCACAGGTAGTCGCATACGGGGGAATCTAAGTGATAAAGGATGATAAACCTCTTATTGATTTGCGATTCCCAAAAGGTAAGAACAATGTTTCACATGAAACAGACCTTCCTGAAAACTCTGCTCGCGAACTTCTCAATGTAGATATCACGAACTCTGGCGAACCATCCCGGCGCAAGGGGTACACTTCTGTGTATGACAGCGGCGGGGAGACTGTCCACAGCCTCTTCACAGCAGGCCAGCTCACCGTGTTTATGCAGGGGCAGGCGCTGAAGCAGCTGCATCCTGATTTCACAGCTACCAATATCCGTACGGGTCTTGATCCGGACAATCCAATCAGTTACGCCGAGATTAATAAGCTGATCTATTACAGCAACGGTGATAATTCAGGAATTATCGACAGCGACGGTGCCCATGCAGACTGGGGGGTAGATGCCCCACTTGGTCAGCCGTTGCTTATGCAGATCGCCGGTTCTTTAGACGAAGGTGAATATCAGGTCGCAGTTACCTACCTGAATCCCTTCGGTGAAGAGTCCGGCTCCATTTTAGCCATGCCTATTACGGTACCAGCGGGTGGGGGAATTCAGCTAATGAATATCCCCCAGAGCACTGCTTCCTCCGTGAATGTGTATGTGTCCACTGCCGGGGGCGATCAGCTCTACTGGCAGGCGAATATCCCCATGGGGGAAACTACGTACTCCTTCACCTCCCTGAAACAGGGGCGGAAACTGGAGACACAGTTTTTGGAGCGTATGCCTGCGGGACATATTGTCCGGTACGGGCATGGTCGTTTATGGGTAGCACGGGGGAATCTCCTCATCTTCTCCCCCGCCTTGCGATACGGGTTGTATGACCCGCGCTTCACTTATTTTCAATTCCCTGCTGATATCGACATTGTGCAACCAGTGGAAGATGGTGTGTACGTCACTGCAGATAAGACGTACTTCTTGGCCGGTACCAACCCTGCTGAAATGAAACAGGATGTTGTGTATCCATACCCCGGCGTACGCGGGACCGGGATGGAAGTACCCCATACTAAATTCATAGCTGAAAATGACCTTATTTCGGATTCAGCCAAGGAAGACGTCGCTTTCTGGTATTCGACGAAAGGAGCTGTGTTGGGGTATCCAAACGGGAATGTACACCCCATCACTGAAGATCGTGTCGCAATATCCGAATATGGTAAGGGTGCTTCGCTTCTCAGAGAAGAGGACGGCATCAGGCAGTTAGTCACCTCCCTGACAGATAAGGGCGATCAGACTGGCTTTGGTGTTACGGATTATGCAACCGCAGAAGTTCGTAGGAATGGTGTTTTAATCAACTGAGGAGGTGTTCAAGTGAACCCTAAACATGAAAGAGAATTTGCCCGTGCCATTGGTAATGGGCAGTACGAACAGGACGACCAAGGTGGACTATACCTGCCGAGACAGAGAGTCTCCATCGGTGGTGTGTTTGAATCAGAAGTTTGGCGCAACGGTGAGTGCATTGCTCCTGCAGAGCAGAGTCACAACAAGATCGTTGACGAGGCGCTGAATAAAGTATTCTTGGACGCTATCTTTGGGCAGAACTCGGAAACTCCGGTCTATCCATGGTTCGTTTCGGTATACACAGCCAACCAAGCCCCGCAGGCAACGTGGGATTACGAGAACTACCCCACCAACGCCACTGAGATCACTGCTGTTCAGATCACGGGTTCCTCGCGTCCTGCCTATACGGTTAATGGCCCGAGTACAGCTCAGAGCATCAGTAATTCTAGCTCCAAGGCGACGTTTACGATTGATACTGGGCAGTCTGCTACCGTTTACGGTGCTGCTGTTCTGTCCGTAGCAACGTTGGGCGAAACTTCTAATGCAGCTGGTCGCCTGTTGGCGGCATCGTTGTTCACCACAGCCCGTGCTTTGAGTGCAGGTGATGACTTGCTCGTGACCTATACGATCAATGCCAGCAGCTCAACGTAAATGTGGATACTAGTCCACAATATTGCCGGGTAGATACAAAGACCGGTAAGATCCTCGATGGACCTAGAACGTTGCCCCATAACTGGGGCAACGTTGTTGGTTTTCATCATTTAGGACCGAAAGACGTTGCGCGTTATGGGTGGTTCCCTGTGGACATCGAAACGCGGGTTGGTGCACCTTTTGGCTTATTGTTTCTTCCTGAACGCGGAATAATTGCCAAGGTACCTCAACGCGGCCCAGTAGCTGGGCAGGCTCAATACGCTATTGGTTTGCTGCGCGATATGGCGCGGCGTTTCGCTGAACGTGACTTTGCTTCTAGTGTGTGTGGAGAGCCGCTCTTTTTCTCTAATCATTACCTTGAACAAATCCATAGATTAAACTGCCTTGAAACTAAGCAACATTGTCGTTGTATAGCAAGGACTCCTGATAAGCAGCATATCTCTGTTGAGATCCCGTATCAGGATATATACAAACTAATCAATGACTCTATGGCAGCGTATGAACATGTCATGGATAAGATGATGGTTGGTTTAAATGATATAGCTAATGGTTCAGATCGTGAAATTGCTATTGCTATAGATACCGGCTTTATTGATTATTTCGATGAATGAGTTCAAACCCGAACAGACTATTTATCGGGGAGATAAGGACAAGGGTATCCATCACCTGAAATTCGCTCGTAAGTTGCTCTCGAATATGATCGAGCGCAACGAGAAATTGGGGCAGTACAAGAATCCCGTGTATCAGTACCGGGATAAAGAGAAGACTATTAAGGTCACTGCTCTCCCCGGCTACGACATTATAGAAATCTTCGTACCATTAATCGGTGGAGAAGAACAGCTGAAAACCACTAAGCTCTACAGTGGTATGTTCGAACCCAGATATAACCCAGCATCGCTGGATTGGTATCTGCGATACTGGCCTTCTAACTATGAACTGTTTAATGCGGATCAGAACCTCGACAAGGGACTTGGGTCTTCCATAGATGGCGCTAAAGTTGACCCACCAATGCCACCTAATCGGTGGATGTACAACGACTACGATACAGAGTTAGGACTTACAGAAGCACCGTGGTTTGCGCTCAACAGTGCTCCTGAGCGATGGCTTACTGGTTTAACTCCCGGCCAGTTCTCTGGCCAGCTCCGTAAATTAGTACAGCTGCAGCTTGGTATGGGACTGTACCCCCAGTTCGATGGCAAGACTGACTTTATACGGCTAGAAACGCTACCCAGCGGTAAGACCAGAGTTTGGTTGTATACCGTGACTAATGGTGTACGTATGCAGCTAATGGGTGATTATGACGAGGATCGTTTCGAGGACGATAATGGCTTGAAGCGCGGTAGCATCCCTCCGGAGTTCGAAGAGGCTGGGTTCTTTTCATACCAAACTTCGTTCGATGATACTCGGCAGGAGTACACCAAGGCTGAGTACGATGCGCTAAACCCACAGCCGGGTCTGCCGGAAGTTACATTCAAGTTAATGACCCCGGAGGATTACGCTACGCACATCGGTGCGTTTGAAGCTCTGGGAGATTATGGGTGGTCATTTAATTCTGCGGGGACACAGGGCACATTTACCGGGATAACTACGAACTATCCAGAGGGGCGTAATTTTAAGTCCCAGCAATTCCGTATGTTCATTCAGGAATACGTGATATCCATTGTTGGGTTTGGCGAAAAGTTATTTTTATTTGATAGTGCTAGTGACCAGATTAAGGTGCCCAATACGATTGGAGAGCTGGAGAGTTTTTATTTCTGGAGGGCAGATGATGGATTTAAAGGGACGCAGCCTTCCAATAGTTACACTGCCCCGATGTATTCTTATATTGGGCTTGATGATGTAGAACGTGTAGTGAGCTATACCTATACAGCTCTTTCAGATTTTGATGATGGCTCGTGCGGAGTATGGACTGGTTGGGCGGATGCAATTGCCTGTCGCAGAGATTCATATGTTACTAATCACGGATACCCCGCATCATTTGATTATTCCCAGTGCACATATGGGCGTTGTGGAACGGGCGCTGATAATGGGGCACATGGGTTTATATCTGATGTTACTGATGCAGCTGACGAGGTATATAATTTTGCGGGAGCTGAGTTCTTCCAGAGTGCTGGTAATTTCCTTGGTGGGTGGCACGCTTCTGGGTACTGGTTAACAAGGTCAACTCCGGGCGGGCCTCGTAGAATTATGCTCAAACCGTATGACCAGATGGTAGCCACAGTGGCTGGTAATATGGCTGCTGATACAGCTAACGTAATAGTTATCCCCAGTTTTGAACGGTTAGCGTATTACCATTTCAAGTCATATTCAGAATCTAAAACTGAAGCGACGAAGACTTGGGAAAAGAATTTTTATTACGACGGTACTGTCGGTAGATCACGAGGGGATGGCAACATCGGTCCATGTGATCCGGGTATTACTGCTTGCCCCCCTCCAGCAGGTACAGAAGCGCAGGTAGTTGGTTCTTATGGGAGCGTTACTTATTGGGGCTTCGAAATAAATATTTCGTCAGAATATGAGACTGGGAACCCCATAGACTGTGGTGTTCGAGATCCGGGTGGTGCTAATGAGCCTTGGCCTTGTTGGATGACCCCCGGTACTTTACCGAATACAGCAAAGCCACCGAATGAAGATCCGTACGAAGAATATAATTACTCACAGACTGGTGGGTTGGTTACTCCGCATGGCACACTAGTCGTGTTTTCAGATGCAGAAATCAACGAAGCGAACCCATTTAGGGAGAGTAGTGAGAACTATGGTGTTCAGGGTGTAGTGTCTGCATTCGATACCTTTGTTGATCGTTGGGTGTTCTCATTACCCGATGTTGGAATAACGGCCATACAGGAAAATCTCAATGGAGAATTTACTTCTGAGTTTTCGAAATACCCTGTTGGCTTCGTAGGCGCACCTTATTACAGGTAATAGTTATGCCATTAAATGCTAAATATGTATCTATGCAGAAGTACCCACTTGGGTACTGGCGTCTGTCTGATCCTAAGCAACCTAGTGCTAATGCATATCCGTATTGGCGTATCCGTGTAACTGGGCTAAGCGGTGGGGGCAACGACATTAAGATTGCCAACATTGAGATGCGTGCCACTGTCAGTGGGGCTGACCAGTGTACGGGTGGTACTGCGTTCGCAACATCCGGTACTGGGGTTGACAACGCTTTCGATGGTAATACGACTACTAACTGGGTATCTACGGCTAGTTACTTTGAAAATGAGAGTATTGGGTACGAGTTTACTCCGGGCGTTGTTGTTGCGGAAATAGCTATTACTGCGAGTAATACTGCTGGTGTATCTAATTCTCCCGGCTCCTTCGTTATAGAGCACTCAGAAGATGGCATTGTGTACACACCAGTCGCTGCTTTCGATTCTCTTACATGGACTAATTCAGAAGTCAAAGTTTTTAATGTAGTAGATCTGTGTTTCGATGAAACATTCCGAAACATGGGTACGTATGTGAATGACCCCACTCGTGAAGTTACGGGGCATGTAGACGGTAGTGACGCAGTAACATTCGACGGTATAGACCAGCATGTAACACTTCCAGATGTCGGGATATTTGATTTCGGGGCTTCAGACGCATTCAGTATTTCGTTTTGTTTAAAGACCGCGATGGTTGCGGATGGCTGCATCATAAGCAAGAAAGAAGGAGCTGCGTATTCCAGAGGATGGGAAGTATATGTGCGGAGTGATGGCTATCTGGCATTCCGTATTGTTGGGGGTACCGTTGTAGCAAACGCTATTGAAGTCTACGAGAGTTCAATAGTGGTGAATGATGATGCGTGGCACCACGCAGTTATAACGTATAGCGGTAGTGGCACCGTTGCGGGGATGAATATATACGTTGATGGTTTTGTTCGAACAAAAACAAACGTTGCTACTGGTACTCTAGGTACCGTATCAAATACTGGTACCCCTTGCATTGGTGCTATAAATGCGGCGGGAACATATTTTGATGGTGAATTGACTGAGATATCGTTATTTGATTACGAGTTCACCTATGAAGAAGAGAAGCAAATGTATTATGCCAGTGAAAGTAATACTGGCTATGCTATGGAAGTTTTACTCAGCAACCCGCATAACTACCATAGATTAAATGAAAGCATTGCATCTGCACCCCCTTTAACCGATGTAGAACCAGACAAAGCGATTCCTTATAACCAAGGGTTAAGTCCTGCTACGTTATTCGGTACTGCCAATGGTAATAATGCGAGTTCATTGGTATTAGATCCTGCAGGGCAAGCATGGGCTTTTGATGGTGTAAATCATATTGGTCGTAACTCTTTCCGTTTTCTACAGTTTGGTAGTAATGGGAGAATAGCATTTGAATTTTGGTTTGTTACTACGACTACTGCTGCGAGTGGACTATGGGCGGCGATGGATACTGGCAACACTTCGATATGTACAGTACATATCAATGAGTTTGCGACTGGTGAGCTTACTGTTGCTAATCACGACCACACTGTATATTTGCGTCTTGGTACTGGCAACCCAGAGCTAAGTCAATTAAACGACGGAAAACCACATCATGTAGTTATTTTTGATTCAGGAGGTACTTTTCAAAATAGTAATATAGAAGCATGGATTGATGGTTTAAAGGTACCTTCCCAAAATTGTACTTGGAGTCTTCCGTGGTCTCTTGTAGATAACATGTATTTTGGTTGTTCCTATCGTAACGGTGCTTGGGCTAATAAATTTCTTAATGGTGTAATGGACGAGTTAGCAGTTCTTCATCACACTGGAATTACTCAAGATGAACAGCGGCACTTCTTTAGAAAGCACAACACACGGGGTAGAACAGAATCAAAAGGTGGATTCAGTTTCCATGCGCTGCATTTAGCTCCTGCTGCATATTTTAGATTGGGAGAAGATGGCGGCACCACATGTGGTGACTTTATGAGTCGGTACAACGGCTCATATGTGGGATCGCCAACACTCAACGTAGCTGGGTTACTTGTAAACGACAATAACAAATGCGTTACCTTTACTGGTACTAATTACGCAGATCTTAACAGCGTATGGACTGTTGATTATTACCATGAATTCAGCATATGGATGCTCATCCAGACATCTGGTACAGGTACGTATACCCTCGTCAGCAAGATGGATACGACTGGTTCTAACCAAGGCATAAATGTTGAGATGGCGAACGGTATTATCACGTTCCAGATTTACAGTGCTGGAGCTGGTACTGGTATATCTATCACTTCTACTGGTTCTGCCATAAACGATGGAAATATCCATGAAGTATGCGTTACGTACGACGGCACTAACTTAACTGCTGGGATGACGATTTATGTTGATAACGTAGCTCAAACTAATTCAACTTCTACTGATTTACTTGGTACGAATTCTATTCTTAATACGGCTAGTCTATGTATTGGTAGCTTGGATTCCGGGTCACAAAACTTCGTTGGTACCATTGATGAAGTACTACTCTATAACTATGAGCTTGGGACTGAAGAGTTAAAACGTCTACATTGGGCAAGACTTGGTTGGTTTGGGTTTAGTCTTATTGGCCTCATGCTTAATGCTAAGCATGTCTGGTCTCTTAACGATGCAGGTCCAACAACGATTGTTGATTCAGTCGGTACACTCGACGGTACAGCTGTAGGTTCACCTACATTTGAACAACCCAGTCTTGTGCGATCTCGTCCTGATACATATTCCATGAGATTCTATCGTGGGTCTAACCAGTACATTACGTTCGGGACATCTGCTGTTCTGAGTGGTTCTGCTTTTTCCATAATGTGCTTGGTAGACATCACTACATCTGGCGCTGTAATCCCCATTTATACGGAGCGGGCTAGTGCTACTAACGTGCTTAGTTTGAAGATACTGGCAGACAATACAGTTGAGTTCCGGGTGTATGAGAACTTAACCAATCACACTGCTACCAGCACAGGGACAGTTCTGCCCGGAAAGGTTTATATGATTTGTGCAACTTTGCACGCTTCTACTGGTATGAAGGTTTACATTGACGGGTTGTTAGACGGAACTGACGCCAGCACAAATGTGCCAGTCGATACCGTTACAGCTGTGTACGGTGGGTATGATGGATCTGCGTATTTCGACGGGTGGCTAGATGGACTTACCGTTTTTGACTACGCACTCACAGCAGATGAAGTGTTGGAAGCCTATTCTGAATCTATCCAGACTGAAGACTTGGTACCACTGGTTTCTGACCAGATACTTGGGGATGAGTTTATAGGAGCAGAAACATTGCTTATTCAGCTCGGGGCTTCTTTTGTTGATGAGCTGGTCATGTCCGATGTGCCCGGACAGCAAGAAATCATTGCCGAAGCGATTAATTTCCTCGACGAAGTGTTTGGGGATCGTACGACTTTCGGAACTGCTACTGAAGGAGTTATTGGAGCGGATACCGTTGCTTCAGTTGTTGGTAAGCATATATTTGAATATCTACTCACAAACGGTGACCTAATAAGTGAGATCAAAGCGTACGAATCCCAGATCGATAGTATGCGGATCAGTGGGCTTGTAAAACTCGCCTTTAACTTAGCAATTATCGAAGGGTCANNNTCAGTTTTTGCGGATGCGACCATCGAGAAACAAGTACGGGGGGCGATCTTAACAGACACACTGGTTGTTTCTGGGTTAGTAACAAATGAGTTGAAAGCAGCCATAATCGCGGCTGAAACAATCGTTCTTGTCGATATAGCGACTTCTGGTAAAGGTGCAGAAGCTACGGATGCTGTACAAGTAGCAGAGACCGTGGGGGCAGTTTACAACGCTATAGTCTCTCAGCTGGATTCGACCCTGTTTGCAGATGCCTCAGTACTCACCCCACGGCTGAACGTGATTCTGTCTGATACCGCTGAGATCTCCGATAGCATCGCTGTGAACTGGGCCGTTATTGAGGCTCTGCATGACGGTGTGGTCTTCGGTGGTTCGCTGGTTCTCCCGGATGGTGTCTACACAGCCATGGTCCTCAATACAGAGTCTCTTGGTGTTACTGAGTATACGAATTACCCATTCAACTCTTTTGGGAGGATGGGGCAGACGTATTTGGGTGCTACCGACTCTGCTATCTACGCTCTTAACGGAGCGAGCGATGACGGTACAAACATTGACGCAGTTATCAGATCTGGGATGACGAACTTCGGAACGAACCTTTATAAGAGAGTTCCAAGGGCTTATTTGGGATATACTAGTGACGGGGCACTAATTATGAAGACGCTCAGCACCTCTGGGGGTGTCAAAACTGAGCGTTGGTACGAGCTAACCCCGAGAACTGCGGACGCACCTACCGGCGCGAGGATCAAACTCGGTAGGGGTGTGAAAGCCACATACTGGCAATTTGAGCTGGTTAACAAGTCAGGAGCGGACTTTGACATAAGCAGTTTGCAACTGTTCCCGATGATATTGAACAGGAGGGTGTAGACAGATGTCCATCGATTCAGAATGTAGTTTAATCCAGCATATTGCTGGGGACATCGTTTCAGATGGTTGGAAGACGTGGCAGGCATACGCAGACGAAGCGGTTACTGCCACCTCTGGATTCTTCGACGATCTGTCTGAGATCTCTCTGACCCCTATCCGCACAGATATTGATTTCCCAAGTATCCCGGAAGGTTTGGGAACTCCGTTTGCGAAGCCAGATGCCCCACCAGAACCAGACCTGACCTTCGCTTCTCCGAATAAGCCGGGTGGTATCGTCGTACCATCTGTCACTACCCCCGACTTCTACCCAGCGCCTGATCTGGGAGCAACTAAACCAGATGTCATCGCTATTCCGACGCCTGCTGACTTGACAGCTACAGCCCCGGAAGGCCCACCAGATTCGGTGGATATCGTAATTCCGCCTGCCCCAGTTATTACGCTGCCTGATGAGCCTACGCTGGAAGCGATTACCCTCCCATCAGTACCTACGACTACGCTGCCCACTTTTGATGGTGTAGCCCCAACGCTGGATCTGGATGCCCCGGACAATACGTTCTCGTATAACTACGAAGATTACGTTGCCAACATGCCGTCCCTGATCGCTAAGGTCAACGAGATGATGGCCGGTGGTACTGGCCTCCCGGATGCGATTTGGGAT